CTGTGGTGCTGTGTATTCCTTGGGGAAGGCTGTGCGGTACTTGATGTACTCCTCGTGGAATTCAGAATTGATTTTGTCCATCGCTGCTTGGCGCTTGGCTGTAAAGCCACCGCCCCACGCACCCTGCTTGCGGGCAAGCTCGTCAAACGCTTCGTCTTCAGGTGTTTTCATAGCACTCCATTCTTCAATGTGATGCAAGTGCCCTCAAGCTGGGTGATAACGCCCCCGCCCTTCAAGGCCATCTTGCGCAGGTTTTCTTTTTGCGACTCCACCGCAACACGGCACTCGGACTCGCGGGTGAAGTATTTCATCGACTGCATGAACTCGCAGTTATCGTTCATGCACACAAACAACAAAGGGATGTAGATGACCTGAATCATAGGTATTTGTTTGCGCAGATTACGTCGATGACAACCTCGGTGTAGCGGCCATTGACCAACTTGCGGGCGTAGATGATGCGTGGTCGAAAGTCAGCGCCACGGCACTCGTGCATGGCCTCAATCTGCTCACCACGGGTCAGTGGATGAACGTCTCGTTCCACGACCAAGCTCTGCCCCATCGGCTGCGATGCACAGCCCACCAGCACCAGTGGTGCCAAAACAAACAGCTTTTTCATAGTGTTGCCTTTCCTTCTGCGCGGTCATTCGCGCATTGTGTTCGCCAGATTTCCACACGGGCTTGTGCGCCAATCAAGTCCCAGCGGAGCTTCTCTTCAATCTCCACAGCTTCCCTCAATCCGTCCAGTAGCTGCGTGTACTCGGGGTGCGCGTAGGCGTCCCGCTCTTGCGCCGCAATCACCTTCTCGCCACTGCGTTTCATCAGGATGGCCTTCAGGCTCTTGCGGTATTCTTCAATGTAGGTGCGCTCCGCTCTTGCCTTGGCAAACCGCTTGCCGTGGACAAGGATGTAGTCCACCGCCTCATGTGGGTCAACTTCTCTCATTCCATCTCCTCGATAGTTATTTTCAACATGCCACCAATGTCGGGTGCCCAGTAGATGCGCAGGTCGTGTATCTGCGAGTCATCCTCGTACACCCCGGCGTGAGCCAGCGAGTCCAACGTGGCCTTCAGGAGGTTGTCTAAGTCGCGCCTGCGGTTGTCCGGGCGGTAAGCCTCCACCGTAAGCTGCAACGGCCCGTCAAAGTGCTTCTGGGCACGCTGTATCAGCATCTGTTCGGCCACAGCCGTGCGGTATGCCCTTCCATCAGCGGAGATGAGCATCCGCCCGTTGACGGTGCGCCAGTAGCTATTGACCGATGGCGGCCACGGCAGGGTGATGTTCAGGGGCATCATTGGCGCTGTTCCGGTATGCGGTTGCGGATGGCGTCACCAAGCTCTTCGATGTTCACGCACTCGTCGGCCATCTTTGCGCAGGCTTCGCGTTCGAGCATGATTGCCATCATGGTGGCCTGCATGGCGTAGGCCATGATTTCCTTCTTCACATCCTCAAGCGCTTCGTTGAACTCCTGCTGGGTGAACAGGGTCTGCCCCTGACTGAACACGTTTTTCCTGAACGGATTTTCTTGCATTGAATTGCTCCTGCTTCATTTGTTTTACCAACTCGTCAACGGCTGGCTTGCCCCTTGACTTCTCCATTCTTTCCTTCAAGTCGTACCACCAAGCCTGCGTTTGGAGGAGACCAATCTCGCTCACCTTTTTGTTGAACCTTGCTATCCATTCGCGGGCTTCGCACTCCTTCATGTGCTGGATGACAGCCGGGTCTTGCTGTATCCGCACATGGTCTTTCTCCACCCAGATGGAGGTTGACTTCTTAGCGCGGGGCTTTCTCACGCCCGCACCTTCGCAATCAACTCAGCAATACGCCGCTTGTTCTTTGCCATCTGCTCGGCAGTCAGCTTGTTCTCCAGCCGCAGGGGAGATGGCTCGACATAGGAGCGGCGCAACAGGGACAAGAACTGCGGCAGGGTCGGTGGCTCCTCGGGCAACTGCTCCAACGCACGCTTGATGGTCTCCGCGCTGGTGCCAGCCATCTTTTCGCTCCAATGATTCATGGCGTTGACCACACCAGCGTCCGTACCGTCGGCCAGTGTCTGACCCGTCTTCCACATGTTTAAGAACCGGGTGCCGTAGTGGCCCTGCATAGTCGCAAAGACTCTCTGAATCCAGCCATCAGGTAAGCGCTGCATATGCACCTCGCTCGTCTCCGAAGATGGCCCGTGCTGCGCTCAATTGCGCTGGCTGGTACTTGGGCTGGTCTTTGGTCATCCACTCAGCCTTGAAGCCTGTCCAACCACGCTGGCAGCATGTCTCAAGGGCTTCCTGTAGGCTGATGCCAGCCTTCTTTGCCTCACGCTCGATGCCGCTCAAGGCAGTCTGAGACATGGGGCTTTTCTTTGCAATGCGCAGCTTGATGAAGTCACGCCACACTTCATAGGAAACGCCGTCAGGCGTTGTATTCTTTGGTTCTTTTACAGGTTGAACTTCCTGTTTTGTAGCCAGCTTCTGACCCACCCCCCGGTCAACTTCTGGCCTACCCTCGGTCAGATTCTGACCCACCCCGTTGAGTTGGTACTGGTTGGGCAGGGACACGCCCTCCATCGTCTTGTGGATGATGGTCAAGTAGCCAGCACCTTGTAGGTCGAGCAGGTGACCCTTTAGGGTTGATACGCCCATCGCGCACTCTTTCGCCAGTAGCTTGTGGCTGGGGTTGCACTGGCCTGTGTGGCCGTTGCTGTGATTTGCCAGCATCAGCAGAACCAGTTTCTGTCCTGCGCTGGTGCAGGGCTGCTCTATTGCCCATGTCATTGCTTGGAAGCTCATTTTTCACCTTACGTTGTTGGCCGTTACTAGGAGGAGACAAGGCAGGACGGTAACGAAACGTCTTTTCGGGAGCTAACCTAGCCATGTCGCAGTTAGTGTAACATCAAAATAAATCAGGGCGCAACTCTTTCTTTTTAACTGCCCTGCGGGTGTACTGTTCGATTTGGACGGCAAGGGCTGCGCTGGGCCTGCGGGTGCCAGCTATGAGCAGGGCAATCCATGTCTTGGTCACGCCTAGCTCCTTTGCCATTGCGGACTTGGCCCCACGGGGGAGAGGCTGGAAATACTCGACGAGTGTCATTGGTGGAATCCTTTTTTTAACACCCCATCATACCATATGGAAAATATTTTTCTGAAGATGTCCAACCCCAAGTTAAACATGCTATAGTGCAGTCCTGTTTAACTTTCTGGAGCGTGTTGTGAGTGAATACGAGGAGCTTGTTTCAGAGAGAGAACAGATGCTTGAGCAGGCCATTGACCGGGCCGAGGCAGGCAAAGCAACGTGGGATGACTGGAACCTTATCCGGGCAGAGCTTGGATTGCCACGAAGCCCATTTACCAACTTGAACAGGAGTGAAACATGATAGCGACAGACAGCGGCGGCGGCGACTTTAAGCCAGTACCAGCGGGGATGCACCTTGCGCGGTGCTACCGCATCATCGACCTCGGAACGCAGAAGACGGAATTCCAAGGGCAATCAAAAATGCAGCGCAAAATCATCATGCAGTTTGAGGTGCATGGCGAGGATGATAGCGGCCAGCCCATCCAAATGGATGACGGCAAGCCCATGAGCATCAGCAAGAACTACACGCTGTCGTTGGCCGAGAAGGCCACCCTGCGTGCCGACCTGCAATCGTGGCGTGGGCGTGACTTCCGCCCGGATGAGTTGCGTGGCTTTGAACTGAAGAACGTGCTTGGCGCATGGGCCATGATTTCCGTGGTGCAGGCAATGGGCAACAACGGCAAGGAGTACACCAACATCGTGAACGTCAACTCGGTGCCCTCCAGCATCAAAAAGGCTGGCTTGCCACAAGGGCACAACCCTCTGTTGCTGTGGTCACTGGAAGACCCAGACATGAAGGTGTTTGAGACCTTCAGCAACAACATCAAGACCAAGATTCAGGCGTCTCCTGAGTACAAGGCTCGGATGCAGATTCCGCAATCTCCTCCGCAACGAACTGCCCCAGCGGCTCAGAGCGGGTTTGAAGACATGGATGACGATATTCCGTTCTGAGGTGTGCCATGCGCGACAAAAGAGACACTCACACACTGGACTTGTTCACACGCACGCCGCAGCCCAAGAAGCGGAAGTATGTGCGCAAGACTGAACCACGGGCAATGGTTCGTAGAACCGACCCTGACACCAGCCGTGCGGCTGCGAACTCGATTGACGCTACTGCGCTGGAGCAGCGCGTGTACGAGGTCATCTGCTCGTTCCCTAACGGGTGCATATCGGATGACATCGTCAGGCTCATTCCAGAGCATGGTGTCCAAACCGTTTCTCCGCGCTACGCAAAGCTCATCCAAAAGGGTTTCATCGTGGACACGGGGGAGCGCAGGCAAGGTGCCGCTGGTCGAGGCCAACGTGTGATGCGCAAGGCAGATTGACTATGAGGCTGATGCGCAACCAACACGCAACGCACATTGATTTCTTTCAGTTCAAGGGATTGATTGAGAGCAACCCAAAGGCGACCCCTTGCAACATTGACATGGTCTTTGAACGCAAGTGCAAGTTCTTTGTGGGCGAGTGGAAACGTGAAGGCGAACGCATCAGCCAAGGACAAGGGTTGCTATTGCGCAATCTGGCAAGGCAGCCCCAGTTCACCGTAGTCATCATCCAAGGCAACACGGATGGCGAGACGGTAGTAGAAAAGTTTGAACAGCTTTGCTCAGATGGTCGCTTTAGAGTGCGCGGTAAGTCTTTTGATGACCTCAAGAAATTTGTTACGCGCTGGTACGACTGGGCAAATACTCAAGAGCAATAACGGGGGAAAGCGGATGTTGTGGCGTGACTGTTTGACACGATGCCACAGACGCAGCGAGTACCCCACCTATTTTTGAGGAAAAATCATGTTTGGAATTTTGACCAGAAAAGAATTGGAAGCATACATCGCACAGCAGGTAAAGCAAATGGAAGAAGAGCGATGGCATTTGGAGAATGAGCAGGACAGGTTCAATGCCAAGCTCAAGACTTTGGAGCGGCGTATCGAGATATTGGAAGGCACGCGACCTAGCAACATGTTGACCCCGGAAGAAGTGGAAGAGCAAACAAAGAAGCGTGTCGAAGCTAACCGCTACGCCCGCATACAGTACCGTAAACGAAAGGCACAAAATGCAAGCAACAGAACCCCGAGCGTCTGAGTCCCAGCACTGGTACACCCGTGACGGGGTGCCCCGGTACACCGTCATTGGCAAGAACGGCAAGGAGCGCAATACAACGCTCAGAGACGCTCGAACCGAGAGTCTGGTGCCCTCGGTCACCACTATCCTAAACGTGGCTGCAAAGCCCGCTCTGACGGCTTGGCTGATGAATCAGGTGCTGATGGCCGCACTGACACTGCCAAAATTGACAGAAGAGTCAGATGACGATTACTGCAAGCGCGTCATGCAGGACTCCAAGGAGCAAGGCAAGGCGGCTGCCAACGAGGGCACGGACATCCACGCGGCGATTCAGGGCTACTACGAGGGCCAAGTAGTCCGCGCCCACGAACAGAGCGTACAGGGCTGTGTGGACAGGCTACAAGGTCATTTTGGGAATAAGCCTTGGATTGCCGAGCGCTCCTTCGGCCACGAGCTTGGCTTTGGCGGCAAGTGCGACCTCTTCACCAACGTAGGTGACGGCATCGTGGTGGACGTAAAGAGCAAGGAGTTCAGCGACCCATACAAGGTGGACGCCTACGACGAACACTTGATGCAGCTTGCGGCCTACCGCGTAGGACTAGGTGTACCCAAGGCACGCTGTGCTAACGTCTTTGTCTCCCGCTCGGTGCCCGGTCTAGCCGTGGTCAAGGAGTGGGACGCAGCAGACATTGACC